TCATGATTTCTCTCCTTTTCTGATTTCGTCGATATATTCCCTCAACTTGCGATGTTCAGACTCTGTCAGCTCATTAGGACGCATCATAAAAAAGGAGTTTCGCCCAATCCTAATGCGCCTATCAGCAAACTGTTTCACTCGTTCCCAGTGCATACATACAGATGGAAGCAAAATATACCCCATTCGGTTGACAATGTCCTGCGCGATTTCAAGTTGCTTAAAGAAATAAAATTTTTGCGTGATTTTCGCGAATTTCACGACTGGAATAGACGGAAAATGATACAACAATGTACGCGGATCTTTTTCTTTATAGTGCTGCGGCACCAGTGAGTAGTTCACGGGCAGCCCTCCTTACGCTTTGGCGTGATTTCTCATGTATTTCCTCAAGCGTTTGGAAAAATTCGTTTCCTTCCCGCTCAGTGGAGGGGAGAGGGAAGCCCAGCACCATCGTGTCCGTATCATAGAGCCCTAGCTTAAATATCTTCTTCGCCTTCCACATCGGGAGAAATTGCCGATGCATAAACTCGCCCGTTTGATAATCCGTAAAGTGGATTGCAAAGCCGCGATCACCAATTTTTCTGACATTAATCAGAACCTCGACGATCTGCCGGATGCGACTGTCAACGTTGTTTATGCTTGGAGAACAATATATTTGCACACTTTTCATCTTTCTCGTGAACATCATGACTTCCGTTGCAATCGTCGCGCCGTATTTCGACCATTTGCGGTTTGAAAACGCCATTTGCGCTTCGTCCCAGCAACAAATGCTGCCTTGCGCTTCTGCTACCTTATACCAGTCTGTATAGTGTTCAAGAGGAATCGAATCTTTCAAGCCGTAGTTTGAAAAAAGTTGAATATCACCGCCACGCTCACGCACTTTTTCTCGCCAATGATGCGCCAAAAGCGACATCATCAACGTTTTCCCAGCTCCTAACGGCCCTTGTATGAAGAAATGATGTGCCATTACCGTTTTCCTCCCTTCTCAACGCCATTCGGCGCGACAATGACCGGCTTTGGTGGCTTCGGAATCAATGCTTCGATCGTATCAATGTAGTATTGTGGATCAGCAACAAGCACCTTGCCTTGCATGATAAAGTTGATAATTTCACGATACGGATCACTATTTCCGTGCAAGTATTCATTCCTCGAAAGACTTTCGAGCAACAAAATCGCTTTAATTTGCCATTCTTGCAGTTCCTGCGCTTTTGTCGTCATTTCTTCGAGAACTTGTTTGACGTCTGATATGTGCTGCACTTGCGGGAACAAATCATCAGATATAACGCTTTGTAGCTTTTCGGCATTGCTTTGCATTATGCTCCCCCTCCGCAGCTGGAAATGCCAATAATGATAAACGCAAAGAACACAAGCCCGAATAAAAGGATTTTTGTCATATCAAGTTGGCTTGGTGGCTCTGGCGGACGATATGACGTGATTTGCCGTAGCACCATACTTTTTTCTAGATCTGCCAATCGTTGTGTTTCCTGTACCGACCGCGACGGCGCGCGATAGAAAAAGTGTCGTCCCTCAGGTCCAGTCGTAATCTCACAGTCATGTATTGGCACTTTATATTTGCCTGTCACATACACTGCACCGTCGCGAATTTCGTCAATACGCTGTATATCACTCGTTTTTTGTTCGTCGTCAAACACAATCAATATGTCGTTTGTTTCTGGAAAAAACTCGTCCTTTTCCTTTTTCTTTAGCAATCCCATTTAAATTACCGCCCTTCTCTGTTGTTTCTTCAAGGTTTTTCTATTTGAAAACTGAACGATTTTCCACCCTAAAAAGGCAACAACACCAATTCCGGACGCCGCCCCAGCACCAAGCGTAAACATATAGATAAATGCATCTACCACCACTTTACACCCTCTTTCAAACTATAATAGAGACGCATGACTGATCGGAAAATCAGCAGCGATCCTAAGATCACAACGGATGCCAACGCTGACGACACGACAAGTTGCCAAGCTGTCGGCATGTCGCCAAACACGGCGAGATATTTGCCGACATTTAAACCTTGAGCGGTTATTTGCCCAACTGCGCGTAGCTTTTCTATACCCATATCTAAAAATGTGATTGGGGGATTAAAAATTTTATCAATGAAACTGTGTATGGCCTCTTTAATGTTCACTATCAATCTCCCCCTACTCTGATCGACGACAGCAGCTTGATCGCTGCCACAGCCGTAAACATCCACAAAATAAAAAGCAATATATAGGCGATTGGCTCCAACTTCAAAGGCTGCATAGCCGCAAAAATCTTGCCTAACATTTCAGAATAGCCGTTTCCACTTCCGCCGCGCGGAACATATACAAGGCTGGCAAGCGTCTTTGCAAAGCCGACAAACAGCGAAACAATCATTTTCGCCAGCTCGAAAAACAGCAAAAACAGCTTTACAGCTAGAACGCCGATTTTATACAAAAAGTACAGCAGCCCGTCAATCAACGCGTAAATGACTTCAAAAAACCCGGCGATTAAATCAATAAGCCCTTGAAACAGCTTTTTTAACAGCCGCCCTATCCACTTTATGACTGACCATATGACATCAAAGAGCTTACCAAACGCATCGCCGAGTATGCCTGCTAATACTAACGGCATAAAAATCATCGTTATCACCTGCGAATCAGACTATATAACAGCCCAATCAGTTTTTCACCGAACATTGCTACTGCGAAAATAAATAGGATGGGCGTAATATATGGCATGTATCGTTGAAACACGATATCAATGACCTCCTGTACGATATTGACATTCATGATTTCATACGCCCTCCTTTTACTAAAATCGTTTTTCGCAAAAAAGCAATAAATGGCCTCCAAAAAATGAATACAAACAACACTAAGATCAGCGGAGCCGCCCAGGAGAGAATGTTTGCAACAGTTTTCATGAAATCATCGAATGTTATAGGGAATTCAATTTTCTTCCCTACTGCTGGCACCTGTACAGCCTGTCCTTCTGTGCCAAATTCTCCGACCGGCACTAATTTTGCGTCATATCCTCCAAAGAAGTCCGCCTTCAGATCTTCTTTTTTAATCATTACTCGCTGTGATGCTGCATCAACTACTGTATAACTCTTTCCACCGATCAGCACTTTCACTGATCCTTTTGTAGGGCTTGTCCATGTGACGACATAGTCGCCGTTTTCATTTTGCGTTGTCGCCACGCCAGTTAAGACCGGAACAGGCTCGGACGGTGTTGTCGTTTCAATCGTTACCCCTTGCGACTCATTTCCCTCTGTATTGACCGATGTCACCTTATACGAATACGTCGTGTCTGGTGTGACGGTCAAGTCCGTCCAGTACGTTCCGTTTGTTTCAAACATCGGCGTATAGCCATCCGATGTCGTAGCGGCGGAAACAGCTGTCGCGCCAAAAAGTTGATCCCAGAACGATTGTTGTTCTATCTTTTTTCGATATATCTTCACATGCGAGAAAAACTCGCTATCTGGAAGTTTCCAGGATAACTTCACACGGTCGTATTTTGCGTCGGCTTGCAGGTCAGTGATATCTTCTATCGGTATTGTTGTCTTTGCGGTTGCTGTCTGTCCTGACGATGAATATCCTCCATTGTATTTCGAAACAATTTTTACTGTGTAGGATGTGTTTGGACTCAGATCAGTAAATGTATACGTCGTTGTGTTTTTATCCAAAGATGTGATGAGTTTTTCGTTTAAATAAAGATCATTGCCGATAAATCCTAAGCCGTCAGGATCATCTGGATTTATCCATTTTGCAAAAATCGAATAGGGAGAGGGAGATAAAATCAAGTTCGCAACATCGGGCGGCGGTGGAGTTTTTACCGATGTTGTTATCCCCTCTGATTCATTGTTACTCGTATCGAACGTCGTTATTCTAATATTATATGTGGTATTAGGTTTTAATTCGGTTAATCTATAAGATGTTGTGGTACTCCCCAAAGTTTTCACTAAAACCCCATTTACATACAATCTAGTTCCTGTGTAATCACTATCAGTAGGTTTATTAAAGGTAAGCAAAATCGTTGTAGTAGATGACGTTGTGACTAGATTTGTCACTTCATGTGGTGGTGTTTTGTCAATTGGCACCGTCATTTCAACCTCATAAACCAGCAGCGGAAAGTAATCTGCGTAAGATGTAGAATAGACTGTGACTTCTGTAGCCTTGTCCGGAATAGCAAAATCATACGCAATTAAACTAGTTGTATAAATTTTAATATTACCACTATCCCAAACTACTCCTTGAGAATTAGAAAACACAATTCTATATGATCCCAAATATTGGTTTACTGGATAGTTAGTAGTTCTGAGATGTATTTTCATTGAATTCGAACCAGAAGGAATTAGATATTTGATATATCCATTCCCCCCCAAATTAGTATATGAAGTCAGATTACTATCAACAGAATTTTGGGGGTTATATCCCGCTACAGGGCTGACAGAATTAATAACGACAGGAGAGACGTAACCGCTCGTTACAGCCGCAAAAGCAGAATTCAAAAAAGAAAATGAAATAAAAAATATACAAACTATAAAAGTTATTCTTACCCGCATTGTTTAATCACTACCTCCCCCCACTCCCATCCGGATCATCAGGGTGTTTTTTGTAGTATTTTGATCCTTGTATGCCGTCGTCTTGGCTTGGTATTGGCGCGTTTCCGCCATTGTCGCCTGGGCTTGGCGGTGTGTCGTTGTTTTGGTTTGGTATTGGCGCGTTGCCGGTGTCCGGTGTCCCGTCTTGGTCTTTTGGAATAGGCATTGGCTGATCATCCGGCTGTTGTGGATGTCCCGCGTCCCATCCCCCTGCGTCAGTGTTCCCCGGCTCCGGCATCTTGTCCGGCAATGGTGGCAATGTGTCCAGTGGATTCACGATGTCAAATCCGCCTGAGTCATCGTTCCGAAACAGAATTTCCGGAGCTTGATTTTCGATATTTTGTTTCGTGAATCCTGACGTATCAAGCCCCGAATCGGGCATGCTTGGCACTTTGTCCTCGATGCCGTGTGTGTCCACCCCTGGGAGATCTGGCGGCTCTGCCGGCGGCGTTGGTGCTGTTCCAAGCATGACCTCCATATCAGCAATCAACCGCGGCACAATCGTATCACGAAAAATGGCCGCGACTTGGTTCCAGTTCGGCGCTGGAGGGATGGCATCTCTAATTTCATTGAGCTTCCTCATATACTCACTCCATCCAGGACAATTGAATAGGTCGCAACCAATACAGTTGTTTCCTGCCGAATCAGCCCCCATAAAAACCACATGCCGCGATAAATCATTATCAGACCATGCCTCTAACGCATGAAATTCTCCTACTGATGCCCGAATCCTAAACCCTTTTGCTCCTGGAGGAAAGTTATATTCAGAAAATCCAGCTAAGGCTGATGATCCCAATAAATTACCCGTCTCATCAAACCATTGCAGTGCACCTTGTCCGGATCCTTGAATTTTTACCCTTGTCCAGTTGTCGTCATGATATATACTGTCTGCCCAAAGGATTGCATCGCCGCTTTGGGATCCAAAATATCCATAGATACATTCACCGTTTGAACATACCGCATCAGCTGCATACAATCGATCGGGCAAGATCATCGCATATGCAACTGCTATGGCTAAAATCACCAATGTCATTTTTTTAACCATATAATATATCCCACGCCCCCTATGTTAAAAAGGGGGATAGTGACATCCCCCTTTTTTGGCTCATTACTTAGCCGTGGCGCGTCCAAAAATAGACTTGATAAAAGAAATGATTTTCGGTGCGAACCCAAGCGCCAAGGCAAGCAACACAAACGGACCCACCCAAGAAATGAGGCTGTTGACACTGCCGATTAAATCTGAAACCGAAAACGGCAACGTCAGCCCAGAAAGATCAATAGCGGCACCTAAAGCAGGCATGAATGATTCCTCCTTGATTTAATAAGATTTATTTCACTAGCAATGCTAGTTGAAACCTAATACCGTCGTATTTCATAATCATCAGTCTCATCCTGTCTGTTGATCTCGTTTTCATTGGCAAAACTTTTTTTAATGACCGGGATCAACAGCGATATAGCACCGGCCGCTGCCATGATCATAATGGCAGGTGCCGCATAAAACAAAATCCATTTGACGTAATACCAAAACTCATCCAACCTCGCTGGCGTAAAAAACGTCTGAAACTGCGGCATCTTATCACGACCTCGATCTGATCGCCACGATCACGCCATGCAACAGCATCCCGACGGCGACAATGGCGACGACAAGCATGACGAAGGGAGCAACGGTTTTCAATAAAAATCCGAAAACACCCCAAAAAAACGACCAATCGAACACATTCCCGATACTGGACATTTTCTCCCTCCTTATCTCATCGTCTGATAAATCGCCGTCGCCACGAAACAGAATGTCAAAAAAATCGCCCAGGATGCTAACGCAGTGATGACATCGCCGTTACCAAATACAACCTTAAAGGCATAGGCAACCAGCGTTCCTGTGGTTACCATCGCTGTTTCGCCCCTTTCAGAGCTGACACCAAAAACATGGTGACGGGGTGCAACAACAAGCACGATCCGATGATGATGAGGTAGGCACCTAAGATATCTTTAGAAGTGGCAAAAATAAGGCTGTACATTATCCTACCTCCTCATAAATCGCTCTAGCACCATAAAAATCAACATAGCCGCCAATATAACGGAAATGACGACATCGCCAAGGGTGATCTCGTGAATGACCACAATATTTCCTTCTTTTGTTTCGATGACGGTATGTTCACGCATCTCAACATATCCGATGTTCGATGTTTGGTCATTCATTAATTTTTCACCCCCATCTTAAATGTACAAGCCCGTTTTGCTCTTTCATATCACCAAAAAATTTTGGTCATATCAATGCAGAAACCGGGCAAAGCTGTCTTCGCCCGGCCAACAAGACTTTCATAAAAATTCGTCTTTAATTTCCCAGTACAGATTAAAGATTAGAAATCTCGTCGTTCATTTTTATAGATATATAATATCTTTAAAACCTTACACGTTTACGATAAAGTTCCTACCCGTTTTTGTTTTCCCGGTTTCAAGCGTCGTAATCCAGTCACTTAAATCTTGTTCTGAACATCCAAGTTCTTTTAATTCTTGTGGAAATTCGCGAAATTTTCTTTTCCACCTCCGCATCTTCTTCAACGCCTGCCTAGCCTCCCCAAAAGCATATACTCGCCGTTCACGTCTCGTTGAATATTCCTGCCCTCTGTCATACACGCACAGATAAATATATCTCTTTCCATTTGATTTCACCTGGGACAAATACATTTTTCACACCTCCATCACCGGACTAGATAGTAGATGAATACTCCCATGATAATCAGAAACAAACCAGAGAAGACTACTGTATCCAATAAGTCTCTTACTTTACTATTCATCGATCCCACATTCCTTTTCTTCACATTGAGAATATATCCCGCAATGGCATTTTAGTTTTGGAATTACCTCGATGCTCCAAATTTCAAATCCGCACTGTTCGCAAAAAAAACGAAACATTCTTCATTTCCCCCTTTTTCCTTTAAGCCAATGATGAGTCAATTCTGACAATGCATCTAATAAACGCCGCTCAACAGTTTTACTGTTCCCTGCATCCTGTAGCTGCTCAATTCGTTTTCCCTTAACTTCCTCGATCGAGCGTAAGCATAATTTAAAAGCAGTCATATTGCTCCCCTTTCTTTATAGAGAATATATATTTGCTCGCCCATCTTGTCTTTTTATCCATTCTATGAAACCAACAGCTTCGGCCAATGCATGATGAAAAGGAACGCGATTAGCTAAAACTTTTATTCGATACGGACGGGGATCGCCGTGAATGTAGCTTCCTCGCCAAACGATAGCTTTATTTCCTTCCCTCTCAATAAACAAGTACGATCCTTTCCCATATCGGAACTCGTAAAGCTCTCCATAAGCATATATTAGAAAACCATATCGCCGAGCTTGTTCATTTTCTTCCAACCGTCTTTTGATTTCCTCCTTGTGCTGCTGGATTTGTTTTTTTAAATCCATTGGCAAGCTCCCGTCTTTATAAAGCAAGCTGATTTTGTTGTTTTTTACTTTTATTTCAATATTTAGATTTTCTAATCTGTAAAAAATGTTATACAACATATAACCCCTCCTTATCAGTTACTTAGTTACTTCAAGTTACTTAAAAAGGGGTATTTTCCGTAATTCACACCATAGAGAATATTCCCTAAAAACGGGTAACTCATGGTAACTAAGTAACTATATTTCTTCCTCAACTAAGTTACTAGTTACCTCAAGTTGCTTATTTTTCGGTATTTCCTCAAAAATACCGCCTATAGGCGATTTACCGGAATTTGAGTAACTGGAGGTAACTTTATAACTTTCAGCGGAAAGACCGATGCCGAAAAAGAATGTTTTGTTTCCGGTGGATTTCCGTTTTTCAAATCCGCGCAGCACCAATCTCGCAGAAAACTTTTGCTTTTTCAACGGGATTTCACTGTTTTCCTCGCACCAGCTGATATATTCCTTATACAACTCGTTCAGCTGGACTTTTGCTCCTGGATGGATCACACAACAATCATTCAAAAAATTGCTGAGCAGATCCATTTCCTCTTTATATTCATCCGTCGCGTTTTTCACTTCGTCCGGCTCGCCTAAACCTTCTTTTTGCCATTTCAAGCATCCTTCAACAGCCCAACGCAAAATGCCTGGAAGCTCATTCAGCAATTTTTCAGGTAGATGCTTGTCTACCTGTTCTTTTGGGATCGTATACGTGAATGGCACAAGACGAATACGTCGCCATATCCCTTCATCATCACCTTTGATGATTGGCTTATGATTTGTCGTGAAGAAAATCTTGAATTCAGGCACAAATTCGAAAAATTCCTTGCGTAGGAAACGGGCTGTGATCGGTTCACCTCCCGTCAGCTGCTTGATGAGCGATTCACTGAGGCGCTGGCCGTCTTCGCTCTCAACGGCTGATACAAAACGTGCTCCATGCAGTCGGGCAATATCGTTATTGATCCCTGAATCGTTCATTTTCGCGGTAAATGTATTAGAATTAGTTTGTTTAGCATAATCGCCTAATAGTGCCTTCACCGTGTTTATAAATGTCGATTTTCCGTTCCTCCCAGTTCCCCAAAGGAAGAACACAACTTGCTCACTTATATCGCCGGTCAATGCGTAACCAATCGCTTTTTGCAGGAAGTTGATAATATCAAGCTTCACATCGTCCCCGTCACGAAAAATTGACTCAAGAAAGGCGATCCATGTTGGGCATTTTGCGTTCGGATCGTATGGAATATGTGTGTTTTTCGTCATCATATATTTGCGATCATGTGGCAGCAGCTCACCTGTCCGTAAATCCACCACGCCATTTGCGCAATTCAGCAAAAATTTATCCTTGTTCAGCTCATCCTGACTGATCGGAAGCATTGCTTCTGCTCTTGCAATCGAGTTTAAAAACACCGAGCTTTTTTCACTCGCTTTTGCCCAGCGCAACAATTCATTGCGCGCGTCATTATTTTCCTCTTGCGCTGCTTCCACATACATTTCGCGAAACGTTCGAATTGCAATGCGTTCAATCTGCTTTTTCTTGTCCTCTACCCATGTTTTTCCATCCCAGATGAGCCATTCCTCAAATTCGACGCAATAGCGCAAGTTTTGACCGTTCCGCGCGACAAGTCGTTCGGCGTTGCCCATTTCCGTTAGGTTGAACTTTTTCCCTTCTTTTCGCGATGGAGAAGGCATCGGTAGCGGCGCAAAATAGTCCGTTCCACTTGGTTCATGTTTCAATGCACTATTTAATGTGTTTGCAAATTCACGCTGGTCTAATGGAGGAAGAAAAAAATAGCGATTTAGGAAGCTGGCTATTTCATGGACTTGCTCTTGTGTGTAGCCAAATTCAACGAGCCGGCAGCAATGGGCATATAGCGCGTTGTTCCGTCCCCCCTCGTGCATCGGAATCGGAAACGGGCGTTGCGCTTTATCAATCTTTTTTAATCGCTCAAAATAGATCGGCATCGGCGAAAGTTCCCCGTCTGCAATATGTACCCATTGGCGTCCGCCTGTATTTTCGCTTGGAAGAACGACTTGCCCGCGCCCGGAGAGACGATAGTCACCGACAAAGCCGCCAGCCATGAGCACTGTCGCGTCTTGTCCTTTGATTTTCCCTGTCGAACGAAAGAAAAATTGAAAACCTCGTATTGTGCGAATCGCATGAAATTTATATCCTTCCCGCAAAAGCCCCTTTAAAATTAGCTCCCCTTCTGTCTGTTCATCGATGTCAATTACGTCATAGCCATCGGGAATGACAAGCCCTGTCCAGCCTTTTTGCCGCAGCCAGGATCGAATCTCTCCTTCTGTCATGCCTGGTCGATTTAGATCTTGCCAGCCTTTCATGCACGGCCGTTTCGCAACACTGTATGCCTTTTGCGGATCAGATTCATTGTTCATCCGTGAATAGCCAACTAGCCGGATAATCTTGAGGGGCTTTTTCGCTGATGGAAAAAGCCTCTCAAGACTCATTTGAAAGTCAAGTGCTGCCTGCAT